TAATTCTTAACAAAAACAATTTATATTTTTTTATTGTAAAAATAACTTTATATGATAGTTAAATGGAAAACTACATGAACAAGAACTCCTGCCAGAGTTGTATTTACGCAATCCCAACAATAGAATCTATTTCCAAAAAAGATGTGTACTGGCCCGACGATTGGCAATGTGCAATAGATAACGCTGGTTATCCAGACGGAAATTGTGAGGACCATCAGTCCGATACATGGAACGATTAGAAGCTGCCATTAGTTATGAAAAGCGGGGATTTAGTGTTATTCCCGTTAAAAAAGACAAACGCCCGTTTGTCAAGTGGGAACCTTACCAAAAAGAACGGGCGCCAGAAACACTCATCCGTGAGTGGTGGGCAAAATATCCAGGCGCTAATATTGGAATAGTCACCGGAAAAATATCGGGGCTAACTGTTCTTGACGCCGATTCTACTGAAGGCAAAAATGCAATAGAAGAATTTTTACCAGACTCTCTGGTTGTCCCGATTGTAAAAACCCCAAAGGGATGGCATTACTATTTTAATCACGCCGAGGGCCTTCAAACCGGAACTCGGATTTTAAACGATTGCGATATCAGAAACGACGGCGGTTACGTTGTCGCCCCACCATCTAAAAACGGTTCTTCCGTTCCCTACCAATGGGAACAAAAACTGCATGAAAAAAACCACTTCTTTCCAGAAATCCCGCAAGTTTTATTTGATATAATTAAGCAACAAAGTTTTAATACTAATACTATAATAAAAGATATATCTAGTACTCTAGATCCTTTAGTATACGCTCAAATCAAGACGACACCTGACGACACCATGACGACACTTGACGACAGTTTGAGTAAAGGATCTAGGGACAATACTCTTTTCCACCTGGCAAACCATCTTGTCAAGGGAGGGATGCCGGTAGATAATATACGGTTTTTTCTACGTTTTTTCGCCTCCCATTGCAATCCTCCGTTTCCAGAAAAAGAAATCGAAATAAAAATCCAGTCGGCAATTTCACGCTCAAATAAGCGCGATTCTAACCTTGCGGCAGAGGTACGAGAGTTCGTACTGTCGTCAAGTGGCGTCTTTTTGTCGTCAGAGTGTCACCAAGTGTCGTCAGTGTCGTCACGCGACGGCAGGAAAGCGGTTTCAAAAATACTTTCACGCCTTGTAGACGAGGGGATTATTGAAAGAGTTGGTGGTAAAAACGGGCAGTTTCGAAGAATTGAAAGCGATCTAAATGTTATGGATATCTTTAATGTGAAAAGCGAATATCTTGATATCCATTATCCACTTGGTCTTGAGAATCTTTTTAAGACAATGCCGAAAAATATAATATTGATAGCCGGGACTCAAAATGTTGGAAAAACCGCATATTTAATGAACCTTGCCGCCTTAAATATGAACCGTGGGCTTGAGATAAGGTACTTTACATCTGAAATGGGCGAATTGGAATTAGTAGAGCGTTGTAAAATGTTTGAGCCGGGAATACCATTTAATTTTTGGAAGTCGGTTCAATTCTGCGATCACAACACAGGATTTAAAGATAAACTTGCTCCCGATGGTATAAACATAATCGACTATCTGGAAATATCAGACGCTTTTTACAAGGTCGCTGAGATTTTAACGGGTATACATGAGCGTCTTGAGAAAGGAATTGCTGTTATTGCCTTGCAAAAGGGAATTAATCAGGAGTTGGGTAGGGGTGCAGAATTTAGTTTAGAAAAACCAAGATTATATATAACCATGTCAAAAATGGATAAGGACGATACGGAAAAAATGTTTCCAGGAAAAAATAAAGAAGCAAATATTGCAAAGATCGTTAAGTGTAAAAACTGGAAGCGAAGTGACATAAACCCAAACGGGATGGAATGTATTTTTAACGTGGTTCACGGAACCAAGATTCACAAAGCACTTGGATGGTATAAACCATAAGGAGGAAAAAATGTTTGAAATTTTTTGGGAAAAGCAAGATGAGGAAAGCCTGAAATATGGCAGGGGAATACTTCTTGAAGAATATGAGGGTAAGTTTGGTCTTGTAGCCGCAAATAAAAGTCAAAATGGCGGTACTATATGGAAACAGTGGGGTTATCCACAGACAAAAGATAAACAACCAAGAGAAAGAGCACTTCCGTGGAAAGTTGTACTTGGTAATAAGGCAGAGGCAATAAAAATCCTTGAGTTTTTTCTTAGTCAACTCAACGAGGAGCACCAAAATATCCAACAAGACCCAAATATGGAGGATGATCTTCCATTTTGAGCGGTGAGATCCAAAACACACTGGCAATAATGAAAGATGGCCTGACCACTTGTGGATGGTCTGAAGATAACCCACAATGTGAAGAAAACTGTGATGGTTTTGACGAAACGAAAAGAAGAAATGGTCTTCCAAAATGCTTTTATTGGCAGGAGTTTCCGCGCAAGGGCGACTCTTATTGCACTAATGCTAAGGTCCAATGCTGGGCTGCCAAGAAGTCTAAATGAAACCAAAAATTAGACATAAATTTAACGCTGTGATTACGGAGAGGGATGGCTTTAAGTTCCATAGCAAAAAAGAGGCTAAGTACTATGATCTACTAAAACTTGAAGAACGAGCCGGGAACGTCCTGTTTTTTTTGCGCCAGGTTCCGTTCCATCTTCCTGGTAATACTCGATATATATGTGATTTTCAGGTCTTCTATGCTTCCGGTGTAGTGAAATTTATAGATGTAAAAGGGTTTCGAAAATATGAATATGTCGCAAAAAAAAAGATGGTAGAAGCCTTATTCCCGGTTGAGATTATAGAGGTATGAGCAGCCCGTATTTTGTATGGACCCCCCTTGTTGATAACAATATAGATCCATACAAACGTTCTTCCATAGGGAGTTTAAGAACGAAATCAAAACATCTCGGAGATGGTGGATGGTGTGTTGGTTGTTTGAAAAATGGTTTATACGAATGGCTTTCAAATGATTTTGTTTCAGCAGAAGGTGTAGTTTGCCCGTCGTGTAAATCAAAACCGGAGATAGTGAATGAGCCATAAAACGTGTGAGCAGCATGAACCCTTACGCACACAGACACCCACATCGCATATTAAAAAGCGCATAAATCGTCCTGCAAGAGTATCTGGAATTGAGCTAATATTTGTTGAAGCTATTTATGATTATATTCGATCAAAAACAGGGAACTCGATTGAATGGTGCGCTTTAACAGCAATAGAGGTTTTATGTAATTATGATCCGAACAAAAGGAAAGAACCATGAAAAAACTAATCGTCTTAACCATCGCAATTTTTTTGGTGGCATGTGCTACAGAACCACCTATCCGCTCACCCTTACCGCCACTTCCGGAGAAATTCGAACTTAAACCACAGATAACCGATAGCCTTCATACTGTAAAGATAGTGGTTGAATCCGCAAATGATTCAAAGGTGGATATCAATTCTGGAGATGGAATCCAGCGAGGAATGGAAATTGGGAACCCAGAAGGTAGGTTATCTTGAATATCTTGGATATGTTCAAAAACCCAAAGGGCATTTACAAAGATATTTTCAGGTCTGTCTGTCGCTGATGTCCAAAGGTTTTGGGATGATATTAATTGGCTATCAAATAACACGGAAATCCGAGAGATTCATATGTTTATAAACTCCCCTGGTGGTGATGCTTTCTCTGGCCTTGCGCTTGCAGACGAGATTGGAAGGGCAAAAGCAAACGGCTTTACAATTACGGCCCATGCTTCTGGAATTATTGCCTCCGCTGCTGTGCCAATATTTGCATCGTGTAGTGTCCGCCTTGCGGCCCCAGGAACAATCTTTATGGTTCACGAAGCGAGTCTGTGGAAATGGCCTGGACAAGAAACCGCCTCAGATATTCGATCTCAGGGGGAATTGATGACTCTGTTACAGGATAAGTATATGGAAATTCTTGTAAAAGGTTCAAAACTATCCCTTGACGAATGGATATTAAAAGAAGCCAAGACAAGCTGGTTTAGCGCCGAGAAAGCCCTTGAGTGGGGGCTTGTCGATAGGATTGAATAGTATGTAAAAAGGAGGGTGCAAAATGCGTAGGGGGATAAGATCAAACGAAACCATCACAAACATAGACTATGACGATCTTGATGTCATAGACTCATACAAATTCATTGAAGCCAGGCAGCTCTTTGATGCGGGGCTCATGTTCGTACTGACTGACCCGTATATTGAAAGTCGTTTAAGTGGATGGCGGGAATTTCTTGAATCAGTCGGGAGCCCTTACTTTATAGTACGCGCATCATCGGTGTTAGAAGACGGCAAATATAATCTTGGTGGTAAGGACAAGGTGGTTATCTTAAAAGAACGCAAGGATTTTAGGTGTGTTCGGTGTAAGCGATTCATAAAAATTACACATATAAATCAAAAGCGGAAATGCGACTTGTATCCAGAGTGTGACTTGACAGAGATATGAGATGCCAAAAACAGGATTGCGACTCACGATTGTACGTTAAATCTACACGGCCATTCAAAGATGGTAGTGAAACATATAGGGTTTATAAATGCCCTAAATGTGAAGAAGTATATAATTCAACAGAGTGCTTATTGCCAGAAGAAAAAGAAAAGACACCGTAACTTTAGTCCATATATGGACTCCAATCGTTGACCGCTTGTATTGATTTATATTACAATATCCTCGATGTGCAAGCATGGCCTAGATTCTTCAGAGTGGTGTCACTTTTGCCTTGGAGGAAAGCCAACCTCCTTTGAATGGTGGTGTGGACCTCGGGGTGGTGGTTATATTTGGACTTTATACACCCTTGATTATGGATGGTTTGTAAAAAACTGTTCTAATAGGCAGGGAGTACCGTTATCATATGATGAGCCATATGAAGAATACGGGTATAATGTATGAGTATGAGAAGTCTTTTAAAGAAAAAAGGCGTTGTTTCTGTAGGTAGGGGATACAAATTTGTAAAAGGTAAAAAAACTCCCACAATAGCAGTCGTTTGCGGAGTTGAAAAAAAACTCCCCCCCTTGCAGGTTGATCTTGAAGACATGATTCCGTCCAACTTTAAGGGTGATCCCACAGACGTAATTGAGGTTGGTATTATCCGTGCGGGGTATCCTATTCCACAAGAACACACTCAGCGAGAACGACCCGCCAGATGCGGATTGTCAATAGGCCACTATAAAATCACAGCTGGAACTCAAGGGTGTATTGTTACAAAGAACGGGAAGAAATATATACTATCAAACAACCATGTGCTTGCCAACAGTAACGCTGGTGCGATTGGAGATCCCATTTATCAGCCTGGTCCTTATGACGGCGGTGGCCCTGATGAACAGATAGCAGCTTTGGCAGAGTTCGTGCAGATAATATTTGCAGGATCAGATCTACCATCAGATTGTAAAGTAGGGCAAGCCGTGACGACTATAATAAATAAAATACCTGAGTGCTTAAACAAATTTCTTCCGCAAAAATATAAGTTTATAACCAGACTTAAAGCCATTTTCCCATATGCGGATTCAACAAATCTGGTCGATGCAGCTCTTGCGCTGCCCATCGTCCCCGACTTGATCTCACCGGAAATAATTGGGATTGGCATTTCGCATGGACTCGGTACAGCCCAGCTCGGCATTAAAATAAAAAAGACCGGAAGAACCACGGAGCTAACCTCCGGTGAGATCCTCCAAGTAAATGTCACCGTAAACGTACAGTACGGTGCCGGGCAGGTTGCTATATTTGAGGATCAATTATTGGCAGGGGCTATGAGTGCCGGAGGTGATTCGGGCTCTGCTGTCATAGACGATAAGGGACGCATTATTGGCCTTCTGTTCGCCGGGTCTGATTCGGCAACTATCATAAACCGGATTGAAAACGTGAGGGATGCTTTAGGGTTTACTCTTTGAAATTATCCCAAAAAACAAGTTGGAATAGCCCTTGGACTCCAAGTAAAAGAACTTCAACGGTTATGTTGATATCGGTTCTTCTATTCTGGGCATTGATTTACTGGATTGTATCAACCTGTTTATGAACTTATCACCTAAACAAACAGCCTTTATAAACGAATACCTGGTAGATCTGAATGCGAGCGCCGCTGCTCTCCGTGCCGGTTACAGCCCTAAAAGCGCTGGAACTATTGGATATGAGAACTTGAAAAAACCCCAAATCCAACAGGCGCTTGAGATTAGGCGTGCCGAGCTCATTAAAGAAGGTGGCGGTAAGATCGCAACCCCGGAGGAAGTCTTAGAAGGTTACACCCGGGATATGCGTTTTGACCCGGGCCAGCTATTCGATAAAAATGATAAGCCAATTCCAATCGGAAAGTTGCCAGAGGATGTTCGACTTTCTTTGCTTTCTCATCGTATCTTGGAGACTATCAAGGAAACCGAGGACGCAACCGGAAAGCAGGAGATCATTCTAAAGCGCACAATCGAGGTCCGGTATCCTGATAAAACCAAAGTGCGCGATTCTTTTATGAAGGCTATCGGCTATACCGATGGCGATGCAGGGGACTCAACCCAGAATATCCAGATTATTATAAACCCCGAACCATTGCGTAAAGCACTTGAATCTTGATGCAGACAGCGCCAAAAAACTTGAGCAATGCCGAGAAACACTTCCTCTGGCATCCTATGAGAAGGCGCTTGAAATATACAAATCAATTCGACTTGGTGGATATCTCGATTATATCCCTTTTATTGCTGCTCTTTGTCAATTTGATCGGTTTTTTTTTCTAACACAGATACTCCGGGGGGAGTACGCCCTTCATCCGTGGGTATATGCCAGGTGTAGAGAGGTCGAGGCTGATTCTGATGATCATTTAGACCTGTGGGCTCGCGGCCACTTTAAATCGACTTTAATAACATTCGCGGGTAGTTTACAGGAGATCGTCAAGAACCCAGAAATCACAGTCGGGATTTTCTCGAACGATAGACCTACTGCTAAGAAGTTCCTTCAGCAGATTGCCAGGGAATGTGAGGACAACGAGCTTCTTCACAAATACTGGCCCGAGATATTCTGGGAAAACCCGCGTAAAGAGGCACCAAAGTGGTCGCTCGATGAAGGGCTTCACCTAAAGCGAAAGGGAAACCCAAGGGAACCGACGATAGGCGCATATGGCCTAGTGGACGCACAGCCGACCGGATCCCACTTTGGTCTTAGGATTTACGATGACGTTGTGACCGAGGACTCAGTTGGGACACCTGATATGATTACCAAAACAACCGAGCGCTGGGAGCTTTCTCAGAACCTCGCGGTGCTCGACGTGACCGGGGACAACCCTGCACGGCAATGGCATGTTGGAACCCGATATCATTATGCGGATACTTACGGCGTTATTCTTCAGCGCAAAGCCTTAAAGGTCAGAGTCTATCCGGCAACCGATGATGGTACATACGACGGCAAGCCGGTTCTAATGACCGATGAAGCCTGGGAAAAGAAGAAACGGTCCGAATCACGGTACACGATAGCCTGCCAGCAGCTCTTAAACCCTTTGGCGGGTGAATATCAGGAGTTCAAGCTGGAATGGCTCAGAAAGTATGAGATCAGACCCGAAACCCTAAACGTGGCTATCCTGGTAGACCCTGCACACTCGAAGAAGAAAGAAGCCTGCAACACGGCTTTCTCGGTGATTGGGATGGACGCTGCCAGAAACAAGTACCTGCTCGACGGTGCTTGCCATAAGATGAGCCTAACCGAAAGATGGATAATGCTGAAGAACCTGTGGCTCAAATGGGTAAACCAGAAGGGGATCCAATCGGTCATGGTCGGGTATGAGCGTTATGGCCTCCAGGCTGATGTTGAGCACTTCAACGCAATGATGGAAATTGAGAGGATTTCGTTTCCAATTCAGGAGGTTGCTTGGACATATGCGGGAAGCGAAGCAAAGGACGACCGGATTCGAAGGTTGGTACCGGACCATCAGAACTGGCGTTTCTTTTATCCGCATGAAGGCGAGCAAACCAAACTTCAGGCAGAAACGATTGACCGAAAGAAGGGGTACCTGGTAGCCAAACCGATCAAAAGGCGCAACGAGGAAGGACGGCTTTACAACCTGGTAGAGTATTTAATTAACAACGAGTATCTGTTCTTCCCCGCAACGACAAAGAAAGACCTGATGGACGCGATGAGCCGGGTTTATGATGTCAAGCTCGGTCCACCTATGTTCGTGCGCGAGGAAGACCTGATACCTGAGCATGTTGGAGTAGACTAATGTCCGAATACGAAGTCACATACGGCGAGAACAACTGGCTTGCCATCGTTTTAGAGCACGATAACGAGTATTACGAAGACCCGTATGTATACGAATTTTCGAACAGCAGAAGGTTCACCTGTACGGACAGATACGATTCTGGTATTTACGGTGGTAGCTGATGCCGTACACAAAACACCCATATTATGACAGCCTCCCAGAACCGTTAAAGGAAGCATACACAGAGGAAGAATATGCTTGGATGTCAGACGAGTGTAGAGCTCACCTTGAAGAAGAAGAATGCAACCCAGAGGACGATTAGGGTCTGCGAGGTTGAGTGTTATAAATGTGGTGATACGGTCATTGTTTTTTGGCCGTATTGGGGGATTGTTCTTTGTGAAGACTGCCTTGAATATGTAAAAGACATACAATACGTTAATGGTGGAATACACTTAGAATTAATTGTATGAATAAATCCTAACTTCTATTTATCCCGGCCAGGATCAGTAGAAGGACAGACAAAAGGGCAATATGGGGGGCCCCCATCTCTCATATCTGCCCTTTTTGTTTGGTAAGGGACAACATGAAACCTATCATAAAATCGTATGAAACGCAAATAGATATTGTGAGCCCTGACAGTTCCGACGCCGCGATTGATGATTATACGCTTTCAAAGACCATCGGGGATCTGCTTCAAAGAACCTATCCGAATTACAGTTGGCTTGTCAGGGCGAATCACCGGCAGGGAGTTGTGAACATCTTTTGCGGTGAGATCGGCTCGGTTCTATCCGGTCGAATACCTTACGGGATGGTTCTGCATATATCCAAAATGACAGACTATTCGATCATGTCAAAGCACGTTGTCAGACAGGCAGGGGAGTTGCTTGAGCGTGCGAACCTGAAAAGGGGTAAATGGTCTGGGGAATTTCCGACTCATATTGACGGCGTAAAACCTCTGCATCAGCCAAAGGGTTAGGTATGGAAGAAGAAATAAAAGAAAAATCTCCTGATAGTCTATGGATAGATCTTGTCCAGCAGGCATACGATAAGAGTACGTCATACTTGGACAATAACTATCGTAAAAGCATCGAGGACTCCATCAGGCACTTTCAGTCCCGGCATCATGCAGGGTCGAAATACAATAAACCCAGCTACAACTATCGGTCAAAGCGGTTTGTCCCCAAGACCCGGGCGGTGATTCGTAACAATGAGGCGGCCATGAGCGCAGCCTTCTTTGCCAATCTGGATATGGTGTCCATCGAGCCCCAGAACTCAGACAATCCGATTCAGGTAGCAAGCGCCGATGTAATTAAAGCTCTTGTCGAATACCGACTCCAGAACTCGATCCCCTGGTATCTTACCTGCATTGGTGCTGGCCAGGAAGTTCAAAAGGTCGGTGTTGTGTGCTCGTATCAGGACTGGTTCTATCGGGAAAAGAAGATTGCGTATGAAGAAATCCTAAACGATGTGGAAGGGAACGAAGTTAAGGAAAAAAGATACGAAACCGTAATTGATAAGGACGAGCCAAGAATAAGGCTAATCCCTGTTGAGAACGTGCGTTTTCATCCCTCGGCAGAATGGACCGACCCGATCAATACGAGCCCGTTCCTTCAAATTCTGTGGCCGATGTATGTAAAAGACATAAAAGAGCGGATGAAACTCGGTTCCGCATCGAAAACAGGCGAAACCAAGTGGAAGCCCATTGCTGATGCTGAAATTCAGGCGGTTAAGACCACGCAGTATGATCCAACCAGGTCTGTCAGAGAAACCAACAGGGAAGACAAGTACGATATCAAGACCGCCAAACCGTTATCGTCTTACGACATTGTATGGGTAATTGAGAACTTCTTTTCCACCAGAAGCGGGGATGTGACGTTCTTCACGCTCGGAACAAAGCATCTTCTTTCAGATCCGGTGCCTATCGAGGAACGGCATTTTACGGGAGAACGACCTGTTGTAATGGGACTTGGGTGCCTTGAAACCTTTAAGGTCATTCCAGACGGTTTAGCCGGGATAACTAAAGAATCTCAGTTCGATATAAACGAGATCACCAATCAGCGCAGGGATAATGTAAGCCTTGCAATGAATAAGAGATACTTTATTAGACGCGGAGCACAGGTAAACATCAAGCACCTGGTAAGAAACGTGGCGGGCGGGGGCGTGTTAATGAACGACCCGAAATCCGACGTAATTCCAGTGGACTTCAACGATGTCACACGATCTGCCTATATGGAGCAAGACCGAGCCAATGTCACCTTTGACGAGCTCGCGGGTGGATTCTCTCAGTCGTCGGTTATGACCAATCGGAGTTTAAATGAGACTGTTGGCGGTATGAGAATGATGCGCTCAGAGTCGGGTTCTTTGGTCGAGTACCTGATAAAAACCTTTGCGGAGACTTGGGTTGAGCCGGTCATAAAACAGTTGGTCAAGCTGGAACAGAAGTACGAGACTGATATGGTGATATTATCGCTTGCGGCTCAGAAGGCAAGGCTATATCAGAAATACGGTGTTGATAGAATCACAGATGAACTCCTGAATCAAGACCTTGTTATAAACGTATCTGCCGGACTCGGTTCAAGTGATCCGACCCTTAAACTTGAAAGACTGCTGTTTGCAATAGACAAATTTAGCCAGGTGGCCGCTATGCAGGCCCAGCTCCCAATGCCTGTTCTAAATCTTCAGGATGTTGGCAAGGAAGTATTCGGACGGCTTGGATATAAGGACGGCACCCGTTTTACTATACAGCAGGAAGAAGGCGTAAATCAGCAAATGATGATGATGGTTCAACAGTTGCAGCAGGCAGTTGTTCAATTACAGCAACAACTTGCAGACAAAGAGGCCGACAGGCGCGTAAAGGTTATAAGCGACGAAAGAAACCGAGAAGCTAAGTTGTTGGATACTCAGATCAAACAAGAGGGCGAGAATAAGCGCAAAGAGGCCGAAATTCGTGCAGGGATAATTCAGAAGATGATGGATCTTCAAAACCCGGTCGTTGGTGAGAAAGCAGCTTGATAGACGAAAAGGATATAGACCTCTGGATTGAAAGCGTAATTGGCGAGCACGCTGACAGGTTTTTTAAGAACGAACTCGGCAGGTGGATAAGCGCACAGGCGATAGAGGAAGTTGAGGGACTTCTTGACGAGTTAAAGATTGTTGACCCAACAGATTCAAATAAGATCAGATCATTGCAGTTTGAAATCAAAACACGCGAACACACCTTCAGGTGGCTTCAGAACGCAATTCAAGCAGGAAGACAGGCACTTGGGATACTTGATGGTGACGCAATAGACGAGAAAGCGTAATAGAAACTTTCAAAAGGAGGAAGGATCTTAACGATGAAGGTTTATAATGGCAAGGAAAAAGAAAGACGCTACCAACAAAGGCGTGTCTTCTGAAGAAACGGAGGACATAACCACTGAGACAGAACAAACCGACCAAGAAGAAGTTCAGGAGTCCGAAAAGCCAAAGCCCATTGGAACCGGACATTCAGATGAACTTGAAAGGGTCGCAGAGGCAAGGCTTAAAGAACTCGAATCGGAGATTGGGTTGGAACTCGAATCTAACGAGGTGGAAGCGGAGGAAGGTCAAGAGGAAGACAGTAGGGAACCTGAAGAAGACGAGGTTGAAGCTGAAATAGATGAAGAACAAGAAGGGCATGAGCAGATTTTTGAAATTATTGTTGATGGTAAAAAACAGACTGTCCCCCTTGCTCAGATTATAGATGCTGGTAAAAGGACATTTCAGAAAGAAGCCGCAGCAGACAAGCGGTTAGAAGAAGCAACAAGATTAAAAAAAGAGGTTGAAGAATTAAAGAAGTCCATGTCAAAGCCATCCATAAAGGACGTTGTAGATGAGGACTTAAAAAAAATAGAGGATATACCCGAGACTGACTTTGAGGAACTTCAAAAGAAAGTCACAGAGGCTATCCAGTACGGTGAGGATGAAGATGTAAGTGCGGCTTTTGGCGAGATATTCAAGCTGATTGGCAGCGCTGGAAGGGGGAAAGAGGCTACTGCCATTGACCCGGAAATTATAGACAGGGCGCTTGAAGAAAAACTCACGACCAGAGAAATCGCACGGCAATTCGCCAAACCAAGGGAAGAAGGGGGCTTCAAAGACCTCAAGGACGAGCCGAGAGCATACAAGCTCGTTGTTGAGGAAGTTGATCGACTCTTAAACGACGGTGCTCCTAACGATTGGGAAACCTATCAAAAAGCAGGAGAGGAAATCAGGAAGTTTTTGGGATGGGAAAACTCTACCCCAAGAAGAAAAGTTGAGCCCAAAGTGGATGATCTTTCCAAAAAGCGAGAACGTAAGCGAGTGGTTGACTCACTGGAGACAGCAAGTGCCAGAGTCGAGTCGCCATCAAAGGAGGAGGAAACTGAGGACCGAAGCTCGGTGATTGCTGCTATGGCAAAAGCCAGGCCCGGTCAGCAAATATTTTAACCACTTTGGAGGTATAAATGGCAGGTCAAATTTGGGCAACGAACAGCCTGGGCGGGTACATGTATTCGCTCAATCTTAGCAAAAAGCTGAGAATGGTTGTTCAGCCGATGGTAAAATTCCGTCAATTTTGTGATGTCAAGGACGCCTCTCAACAGGGCTTGCATCGTGGTGCTACCTTCCACTGGAACGTATACAGCAATGTGGCAACACAGGGTACGACTGTGGCAGAAACCAACACGATGCCTGAAACCAACTTCACCATCACTCAGGGTACGTTGACGATTACCGAAGCCGGTAATAGTGTCCCCTTCACTCAGAAGTTGGATAACCTGTCGGAGCATCCGGTCACGCAAATAATCAATAAAGTTTTAAAAAACGATGCGGTTAAGTTCTTCGACACGCAGGCGCATGCACAATTCAACACCTGCCTGTTGAGGGTCTACCCCGCAACGACAACGACCATCACCCTTACCACAAACGGTACGGTCGGCGGTACGGGTTCAACCGCTCTGGCAAAAGCGCACGCCAAGCTGGTTATCGACGCTATGAAAGAGCGCAACATCCCGCCGTACACCGGGGATGATTACTATGCAATTTCGTGGCCGTCAACTCTGAGAACCCTGAAGAACGATCTTGAGAGCATTCATCAATACACTCCCGAAGGCTTCAGGATGATTGCAAACGGCGAGATCGGGAGGTATGAAAATACCCGATATGTTGAGCAAACTCAAATCGCCAAAGCCGGAACGACCTACACCGATTGGGTGTTCTTTTTCGGTGAGGACACGGTGGCAGAGGCAATCGCTGTGCCTGAGGAAATGCGCGGTAAGATCCCGAGTGATTACGGTAGGTCCAAGGGCGTTGCGTGGTACTACCTTGGCGGGTTCGGGATTGTTCATGGTGGCACCGGGGGAGACAATACCCAGTGTCGAATCATTAAATGGGAATCGGCTGCATAACAGGAGGTGACGATAAATGAGTCAATTTTACGATAGTCATAGATACGGTGTTAGCCAAGTGCTTAATTTGCGGCAGGCGGCAGCACAAACGTCTGTCATCGCCGCTGCAACCGTAGTGGACAGACATACGTTTATGGACGCTGTAACGGTTAAGGACTTCAACCTTGTTGTTAGGTCCGGTGACGTTCTGACTGGAACGGCAGACAGCGCGAGTTGGCGTGTTGCGATTGGAAAGAGTCTTGGTGGAACTGGGACCGTTGCTGTATTCGGTTCTGCAAAATTGAGCGCTCTGGCACAGGGTGGCACATACGCTACAGGGACAGTTGTTGATTGTTCCTGCACGGAAACGAACTTTGTCGCTGGTGACGATCTGGTGCTTGAGTATCTGGCGGGTACGGCTTTGCCTGCTGGAACTCTCCAGGTCGATGCCGACGTGAAGTACGTTCTGCGCTACACCTAATCCGTAACCGGGAGGGGGAAACCCCTCCCATTTCCAAAAGGGGGATACTTTGAAAACAGCGTTTCTGATGAGGTACGGGGCATATGGGGATCATATTCATATGTCGAACGTAATCAAAGCATTGGACGAGGACGGATATCATATCACGTTCGAGTACAATTTCAAAGGAGCGCAGATTCATGCGTATAACCCACGGATTGACGAGCACAGGTTCTTTGAACCGTCAGATCATACCGACAGGAAAGACTTCTATAATCTGATAGAAGATAAAAAGAAGCAGGCAAAAGATACCCACGACCTGTTTGTGGACTTCTCGCATTCGCTTGAGGGCGCATTGATCGAGCCGGAAAGAAAGCCGAGTTACTTTTGGCCCCTGTGGATGCGAAGAAAAAAGAACATTCATATCTGCTACTATGACCAGTCAATGATATGGGCAGGCTTGACAGACCCTAAGTACATGGGTTGGACAGGTGAGGTATTCTTTAAAAAAGAAGAACATGAACACGTTCTGAATCAGTTGAAACCTTATGACGGAAAGTACGTCATTCTGTGGGCTCTCAGGGGAACCATGTGGCAAAAGGCTGTTTGTCATATTGTCAAGGACATTTGCAACGAATGGCTCAAGCGGCATCCAGATACGGTTATCATAACCACAGGCGACGAGTTCTGCAATAAGTGGGAGTGGGTGTCGGATGTTGGAACAACGATTGCTCCGGAGGCAGGACTTGGAGACGGCAGTTCGTCAATCGTCCATAAATCTGCCCGAATGCCTTTCAGACAAGCGCTTCATATCGCCAGGTACGCTGATCTTGTTGTCGCGCCTGAAACCGGACTTGGAATTGGTGCAGGAGCGTTTGGAACTCCAAAGATCATGCTTCTTACCTCGGCTTCACTCAAGAACATAGTCGGGAACGATAAGAACGACTATTCAATTCAATCGGACGTATACTGCTCTCCGTGTACCCGGGCCATCTATAACACCCTGAGCTGTTCCATAAACCGGGAAACAGGCTTGCCGATCTGTGTGGACTTTAAAAAAGAGGATATTTTACAAAAAATGGAGGATGCTTATAGCAATCATGGACTGTATAATCTGTCAAACAGAAATGAATTACTTACAGAAAGACCTGTTTATATGTAAACAATGCGAATTGGTAAGTTCAAACATTTCTCCAGACCCTTCAATATATGACAGATCATATGAGATTAAATATTCGAGATACGAGAACACTTTAGCTGGAGCTAGGATTCAGGAACTAAGAAGGCAGGCGGTTCTTGACGTAATAGGGTTTAAAAGCAACAGGCAATTTAAACTTCTTGATTTTGGGTGTGGGGTTGGAAGTTTCATAAAGGCGATAGCAGATATTATTAATATAAAATCAAGCGGTTTCGATATAAATCCATACACTCAATATTGCGATATCTCAGTTCTATTTGATGATTACGATATTGTTACAATGTGGGATTCGATAGAGCATTTAAAGAATCCAATTACAATTATAAAAAAACTTGATCCTGAGATTCTGGTTGTATGCACACCATCAACAGACGATTGTATGGGTGATTTGATTAGATGGCGTCATTATATGCCAGTAGAACATTGCCATTATTTTAACGAATTGAGTCTGGTGAGTCTTTTTAAAGCGTGTGGGTACAGGCTTTTTAGGATTAATTATTCCGAATCAGGTCCAAGACACGGAGGTGGGGAGAAAAATATATTAACAATGTCCGGTGTAAAAGGGGGATAAATGGGACATATAAGTAAGTTATTAGCACTTGGAGAAATAGAACCAAGAACGCTTACGTCCAATATGATATGGACAGACTTATGCGAGAACGTGCATTTGCATTACAGAAATCTAAGATTTGACTTCTCCGAGAAGGAGTTTGCTGCCTGGCGAGCTGCGAATCATAATCTTGGTATGGCCGTGGAATATTCGGCAGACAAGTATAAGTTCAGAGAGGGAGATCCTAACTTTCTGGTACAGCAGATGTTTGATCATCCACTCGAATCTAATTCAGATTATTATCCAAACAGGGTGTCCATAGAGCTTCAGAAGGATAACACGGTTCATGTCCACTACCGGGATCTTCGGATTCATTTAACCCTATCTGAGTTTAACGCGATTGCAGATTTGTTCTGGATAGCAACGGTAGAATTTAAGCGCTCTAAGGATTTTCCGTATAAGGACGTTATTGAAAAAACGATTGTGAACGTGCATACCAGTCTTATTCAACCATATGATGAGGGCCATAGGCCGGGTGTGATTGATAAAGAACACAGGGATGGGATTGATTATTGCAAAAAACTTATAGAAGACGGAGAAAAAATCAGACCAATCCTTATTGATAACACCGGACAGCGGTTAGACGGGTTTAAGCGATACATGGCCCATGTGGAACTGCTTTTGCCAAAGATTGAATGTATTATAGACCCGAACGGTATCATGGGAGGGCAGCACAATCAGAGTATGATCGCTGATAAGTATATGTGTTCTTCGTGCGGAGAACCGACAGACCCTAAAACAGTAGGTGGGACAGTTACAAGATGGTTCTGTGATAAATGCGGGTCATGGACCGATTTAACTGAAAATTAGCATAGGATAATGACTGATTTAATTAAAAAACGGACTATCGGGGAGTCGATGGTTTTAAATCCTCCTTTTTCCATCTTTGCCCGAGCGGGTGACTCCCCGACCCACTAAAAGATAAGGAGAGTTTTATGAAATACAAACAGAATTATGGTGCAAGCGACAAGGACATTAAAAAGGGTCACTGCAACGATGAGTCTGGTGGTGACAAAATGGATGATGGACCTCCTAACAAATGGGTTCATCATGGAATCTTATACGATGAGGGCGATGGCGGTTTTGCCGGTCGTCCCAAGGGATCGGAAAGGTAGGAATAATGTTAAATAAAAGGAAGGATTACGGTACGGTTTATGGTGCGAATGGGATATCATACTGGCAGGATAACAAGTATTACAACATATTCGGGTATGAGGTTGACGAAACTGGGAAACAAATCGAGGAAGAAAAAGTTCCCGAAACCCCAAAACCAGTTCTCAAACCAGAAAACCTGGTTCCCGAGACTCCAAAACCGAGTGTAATCACTATTGGAAAGGTTGATGAGAAAACAGAATTGCCAGTATCAGACGATGTTCTTGACTTTATTGGCAGGTTGAAAATCGAGGATAAAAATCAGGACGGGTTTGTTGATATTGAAGAAATGAGACAATGGCTTGAATTATACGGCCAGGAATACAGTAAACATGCCGGAAGAATGATTCTCGAAAAGAAGTTAAAGGAAGTTCTCGGTCTGGAATAAGGGGGATGAATGGTCTGGAAACCGGACGCACCTGAATACAACGAGTCTGCTAAAATCAAGTACGATATTGTCAGATACACGCGAGGGCTCGGGCTCGATCTCGGATGCAATATTTACAAGGCGTTTCCGCACTTTATAGGCGTTGATAAGATCGTTATAAATCATTTGGACCCGCAGTATCAAACGTATGCGAGGTTTAATATTGACGTAAGCGCCGATGCTTCAAACCTGTATATGTTCGCGTCCGGTTCAATGGATTTTGTTTTTAGTTCTCATTTGTTGGAACATCTTGAAAAACCACTCGACGCATTAAAGGAGTGGTGGCGGGTTATCAAGCAAGGTGGGTATCTGGTTCTCTATCTACCGCACAAGGACTTTTACCCCAATATAGGTGAAGAAGGTTCCGCAATGGAGCATCTTCACGACTTTGGCCCCAGTCATATAGTTACGTTTATGAAAGAGGTCGGCGGGTGGGATCTGGTAGAAAACGAGAGTAGGAATGAAGGAAATGAGTACTCGTTTTTTCAGGTTTACCGAAAGCGCTCGGATAAACAGCAGCTTCACCTTTGGTCACGCGAAAGAGCCAAAAAGACCTGTTGCGTTGTTCGCTATGGTGGATGGGGAGATATGATTCAAACGTCCTCGGTTCTACCGCTTTTGAGAAATGCCGGGTATCATATCACCGTGAACACGAATCCGAGGGGATACGACGTTTTAAGACACGATCCGAATATTGACGAGTTCTTTGTGCAAGACACAGATCAGGTGCCGAACGAGGAACTTGTACCGTATTGGACGAGTCTATCAAAGAAGTTCGATAAGTTCATAAACTTTTCTGAATCCGTTGAGGGAACATTCCTCGCCTTACCTGGACGTACTTTCTATTACTGGAATCATCAGGCGAGACACAGTCTTTTAAACCGAAACTATCTTGAGTTCATGCACGAACTTGCTGGAGTTCCTTATATTCCCAGGCCAAAGTTTTATCCGTCTTCAAAAGAAATCGAGAAGGCTGGAAAACGAATAAGGAAAATAGGCGGCAAGGTTATCATGTGGGTGCTTGACGGGAGCTCCGTGCATAAACACTGGCCTCTGATGGACAACGCATTTGCGCGGATTTTAACGTCTTCAGACTATAAGATTGTGACCGTTGGCAACGAACTAAGCAAAATGCTTGAGTCTGGTTGGGAAAACGAGCCAAGGATTATAAAAAAAGCCGGGGAGTGGAGTATAAGGGATACACTCACGTTTGCAATGATGTGCGACATGGTGATTGGTCCTGAAACGGGTGTAATGAATGCTGTTAGTTTTGAACCTATACCAAAAATTGTTTTCTTGTCTCACTCGTCTGTTGAGAATCTTTCAAGGGATTGGTTGAATTGCATATCGCTCGAACCGGAAAACTGCCAATGCTATCCGTGTCATAAGATGATCTATGAATGGAAGGACTGTAAAAGGGCGGCGTTTACATATTATTTTAATGATAGGGCGCTTGAGATAGAGGGGTCCATGTGCCAAACCAATATTACTTTAGATAAATTCTGGTCTGCATTTATACGTCATTCAAGGGAATTTAGTTAAATGGCAACATCAAAGTATTATTCAGAAACTCGAACAGTAACCCAGATTGTTACCGATGCCCATATTGATCTCGGTATTCACGACCCGGACGAATCGCTTGATTCCAATAAGGTTACGGTCGGAATCAGAAAGCTAAACAACATTATATATCAATGGAAAGGCGTTGAGAACTATTGGGTTTCGGCTATGCGAATGTGGCAGCGGGAACGTGCCTCCATGACCCTTGTTGCCGATCAGGGTTCATACGATTTAATGCCTGCAACTCTTGCGTTTACTTCCGGAGGAACATACGAGGTGGCAGTTGGCGATACGATTACAGGAGCAACCAGCGGTTCAACCGCAACGGTTGTTTCTGTATCGGTGACTTCTGGGACATGGGCAGGCGGGAATGCAGCCGGGAATCTTACCGTTGAGAATCAATCAGCAGCGTTTCAGTCTGAAAACCTGAATGTGGGTTCAAATACAAACGTAGCGACAATCGCAGCCGATTCTACCGGGAGCGATCTTGAGATACTGCCTCCAGAGGAAATTTTGTTCGTATCTCTAAAGCACACTTCTTCCGGGTCTGAAATTCGGTTGCACCCAATGAATCTTGAGCAATACCAAAGTGTTACAAACAAGACTATAAACGGGATACCGACAAGATACTACTACGAGAAACGCAAGGACGTTTCCGGAAAACTCTACCTTGATATCGAGCCGTCATCCACAATCGCGTCAGCATATACGCTTGAGATAGTTTATCGGCAACCACTTGAGATAGCCAATGCCGGTACGAATGAGCTCGATTTTCCCGCTCATTGCTATCGCGCATTGGAGTTCCAGTTGGCTCTCGATCTCGCTCCTGGGTACAATATAAAAGGAGATACATACTCAGAGATCAGAGATAACCGTGATAACGCGATGATGCTGATGAACGCAAATGAGCCACAAGACATAGAATTTTATTACCAACCCGGGATTGACGAATAATGCCAACAAGAGCACTTCAGTTCGACATATTTTTAACACCAGTAATTGACTATCGGGACGGGTCTGTTGCCTCCGGATGGACAGTTTACTTTTATGCGGCTGGAACCTCAAACGCTAAAAACGTGTGGACGGAATCAAGTAAGACGAATCCGTATACGTCTTATACACTTAGCGGAAGTGGGACAGCACTTCTTTATGGGGACGGGATTTACAAGCTCGTATTTAAGGATCGGTCTTCAAATACGATCTTCACATGGGATAATGTGAAATGCCAGGCAAATACTTTTATAGTTTCAACAAAAACAGGGACGTATACTGCAACACCAGATGACGACCTTATTCTTGTAGATACAAGTGGTGGAAGCATTGAAATAGACCTTGAAACGGTTGCGAGCTTTGAACATCCGCTTACAATCAAAAACATAGGATCAAACACCGTAACGATTGATCCGTACTCGACACAGACGATTGACGGTTTATCGACAGTAACGTTGGTAGCCTTAAACTCGTCTGTCATACTTTATCCAGACACGAATGCAACCACTTGGCGCCGGGTTATAGCTCAGGCCACTCTTATTGATCTTGACGGCGATACGAAAATTCAGGTTGAGGAGTCGAGCGATGAGGACATTATCAGGTTCGATATTGCTGGAACCGAACAGATAACGTTGCAGGATGGCAAGATTGAGCCGACAACCGACAGCGACATTGATCTTGGATCTGCTACTAAAGAGTTCAAACTTGCCTATATAGAAGGGTATAGAATCACAAGCACCCATAAAGCCATCATGCCGGTGAATGGTGTTAGCGCTGATGCAAAATTTATGCTTGGTGATTCAAACACAATCCTATGGATGTATTTAAACACTGCACCTCCTGGATGGAAAGTGCTTTCTACCGGGGCAGACATGGTACTTGCCGTTGCTGGCGGGGCGCAGGCGTACAATGTCAACGGTGGAAACCCAGATAGTGTGGCAACGTGGACAATTTCTGCTGCAAATGAAAGTTCGCATACGCATAATGTTACGGCGCATAACCACATGTGGTACGATTTTACTTCTGCAATCATGGACCACCAGACATTTGATAGTTCTGGGAACTCACTTAATCTTGATAATATTAACGATAATACAGCGAGTGCGGGAGATGCTTTTATTATCATTTCTTCAGCTGGTGCAGCTGGTATGGCAGAAGAAGATTTATACACAAACAATGCTTCTCCTTCAACAGATGGTGGTAGTTCGCATACCCACGCAATAGGCGGTGGCGGGACCTGGAGGCCAAAGGCGTCTGTTGGCAAACTGTTCCAACTGGATACGGCATAATGCTTCTTGAACCAATACAGATAAACGGAATTCCGCAAGGAAAATGTTTTGCGAAAAAGTGTAAGGATTGCGCCCATTATCGTAAGTGGAGAATTGAAGAAACCGATGGAGTTAAAAAAACAGAGGCAATTAGATCGGTTTGCTCATTTGAAACCCTATACCGTGTTCTTCCAGATGTTGTCGGTTCAATAGATGGGTGTCAAGCGGCTGTAAATCATACCCAAAATACCGTTTTAAAATTCGGCCAAGCGTCCATTGAAACGCTTCAGCAGATAGATAAAAATTTACCCAAATTATTAAAGGAATAAGCCAGTGTACGAGAATTATAAGTTTCTGAAGTCTAATAACAGGGCAAGGATCACGGTCGATGACAATGGTAATGCTTATTTAGCAAGGGATTTTTATAATAATGTTACGGGTGAATTAATTATTGAAGCGAGAACGGATATTATTGATCTTAATATGCTGAGTGATTTGAGAGATTCATTTCTTGACTTGGTTGAAAATATTGACGATTTGATTACTGACACAGAAAATAAGATTGCAGATTGGGTTGAGGCGAACACTCCAGAACCTACACCAACACCGACTCCAACGCCCTCAGAGGTGATTCCGTAATGCTTGTAAATCTTCCAATACATCTTGGTATGGTAAAAGCGGTTGATGAGGTCGGCCTAAGAACAAACAACGCTGCGCTTCAGGATGTTTATATTGACGAACTCGGAAGTGTGAATAGAAGGCCCGGGTTGACCGAGTTTGTGGATCTTGGAACTTCTGCCGCGATTGATGGTCTATTCTGGTGGGAAAAACAAGATTGGGTTTTAGCTGTATCAAACGGGAATACTTATAAGGTAACAGCAAATGACGGTACGTTCGCTCAGATTACACATGACAATACAAACTGGGCCGCTGGTGGGAGAATCACGTTTGCAGACTTTGGCACGGCTATTTACGGCGCTGATGGGGCAAAGATTAAGAAAATTCCTAACTCTGGAAACGTGATTGATATGGCAGATGTCGATGCCCCAACAACCGTGTCTCATGTGGCTTTTTTAGATAAGTACTTACTTGCAAATGAAGTGGGTTCAAGGAATTGTCACAGATCAGATGTAAACGCTCCCGATACCTGGACGGCACAAACATTTGCGTCTGAAGCTCAGTATGACGATCTAAAGGCGATTATTTCTGCCGATCTAAGGGTTTTGCTTCTTGGAGATAGAACCCTTGAAGTCTGGTATAACGATGGCACGACCCCGTTTATAAGAGAACAACAGGGATTTATACAAAGTGGGACAATTGCACCATACTCGTTCACATATTGCGATAACCCGATAAATACATTGGCATGGCTTGACCAGATGAGAAACGCGGTTCTTCTTTCCGGCAGATCCGCAAACGTAATGTCGGGTACGATGACAAAATACATACAGGGATTCACAACGGTTACGGATGCGAGAGGTGACTATATGGTTCTGGCCGGTCGGCCTTATTATATTCTTAGCTTTCCGACCGAGGACAAAACTCTTGTGTACGATTTTCAAAATCAGTTTTGGTACGAGTGGGGATACTGGAACTCGATATGGTCAGAATACGAACGCTGGAGGGGAAATTGTTATTGTCTTGCTCCCGCGTGGAATTTTTCTCTTGTGGGAGACAGGGCGAACGGTAAGATTTATACGATTGACAACACCGAATATACCGATGATGGGGATACGTTAAGAAGCCTTATCAGAACCGGGCATATCAACCACGGATATCCGGGGAATAACAAAAAATGCAATGCGCTTCATATTCGCATGAAAAGAACCGAAGTTTTAGTTGGATCACCTGCACCGGAAGAAGGGAGCGCAATTACTTTAATGCTAAGATACAGGGATAACGGCATAACATCATGGTCTACCCAGAAATCAATAACTATGAGTGCTCAGTCTGGTGAAACAGATTACCAGGCGACTATATTACAGCTTGGTATGTATAAATCAAGACAATGGGAGTTTGTTTTAACCGATGACGCCGCTCTTTGTATCACGCAGGTTCAAGAGGATGTTGATATTCTATGAGTACGGTTTATCATGTCAGACCACCTCGATCAGACAGCCAGGAAGAAATCAACAGATTCTATCTCAGGGTATGCGAACTTTTAAGCTACCTAACATACGCCGGAGATCCGACTAATAATGTCACACCAAGATTTATAGGAGATAGATGCAACGATACCAGTAATGACGAATGGTACGTTTGTCATGGAATAACATCAGCAGATTGGCAAAAAATAACACCATAAAAGGGGGATTTTATGGAGATGAAAAATGAGTTGGTTAGCAGCAGGAGTAGTAGGAGCATCCGTTGCCGGGGGGTTATTAGGGTCTTCTTCTCAATCAAAAGCGGCTAAAAAAGCTGCAAAGTACGAACTTCAGGCTGTCCAGGCGCAGATAGCTTCTATTGAAAAGATGTATACGCAGGCTCGGGCAGATCTTGCGCCGTATAGAGATGTCGGCCAGAACGCGCTTTATTCTTTAGCGGGGTATAAGCCGACAACTACTCAAGAGGCAATCCCTGAAGCAGAACGGCAGATAAATCCCGAGTGGGAGAGATGGTATAAGCAAAAAACAACTCCGGTCGCACAACCGACACCCCCTGGTTGGCAACCGAGCGATATTGTTGGACCGGGCAGCACCCCCCCGCCTGCACCTCCAACAAATATAGGACCGGAACCACAAAAATATATCGGACCCGAAACAAGGGACGTTACGACCTACCAACCTGGTGGCGAATCCCCGGTTGACCCCTATTTTAAAGCCCTCGAAGAACTCACGTTCGAGCTGGACCCTGATGATCCCATTTACAAATGGAGACAGGAAGAAGGCGAGAAAGCTATCAATCAGGCACTCGCAGCAAGAGGATTGCATGATAGCTCTTACGCCGTGAATAGGATAGGTGAGTTTAACAAATCCCTTCAGGCAGAGGAAGTCAACCGGCAGTATCAGCAGAACTACTTGAGAGAATATGGTAAATTAACCGATCTCTATAATATGACCTACGGGAAATACATGGACCTGATTAATCTGGGGTCTTCGGCGGCGGCGGGGTCTGCAAGTCAGGCTCAGTCTGCCGGAGGTCAACTCTCACAGGCATACGGCATGGCCGGTGCAGCGCAGGCACAGAACGCACTTACGCAGGGCAATATTCAGGCAAACACATGGGCGAATCTTGGGGCTGCTCCAGCAAACGCTCTTGCAATATACGGTTATGGAAAACAAGCCGGGCTTTGGGGAACTCAACCTGGAACTATACAGGTCCCCAATGCAATACCATAGGAGGTTTTTAACATGAACGGCATGGTAGACCCTTGGGGTGGGATGCAACAAAGTGTTAATGCGTTAAGAGGACTTGCCGCATCAACTGAAGCGCAAAAGAGAACCGCACTCGAAGAACGAAGGACAAATGTGCTCGAACAAGGCAATGAGCGCCAGAATCAGGCTTTCAAACTTCAGAAGGCAGAGTACGGTTTTAAGATGCTTCAAACCAAGTCTGACTTGCTTGATAAGATGCTGCCGAGAATGACCAAGCAAAACTATGGTCGGATTGTTAAATTTGCGACAGCCCCGGTCACAGAAGATGGTATGGGAGCGTTGCCGGAGGAATTGTTCAAGTCCGAAGAAGCGGTTTCAAACATGACGGATGATGAGTTCGAGAACTACAAGAACGAAATGATTGTTAATAATCTCGATCTATTAAGAGCAAAAAGCCTTGAGGAAGCCATACAGAAGATTAAAACAGAAGGCTATGGTGAGCGGGAAAAGATAGGCACAACCGAGTACGGAAAGCGAGAGGCTATTGAAACCAAAGAATTTCAAAAACGCGAAAAAATGAAAGCAAAGACTAGTACGGAAAAAGCAGACCCGAGATTAAAAAATATTATGGATCGTGTTCAATCAAATAATACTAAAATTGCCTCATTGAAGTCTGGACAGGAAATTTATTTTGAGCAACCTGGGAGAGATGAGGCCATTCAAGACTTAACCAAAGAAAATCAGATGCTCGCAAAAAGATATGCTAAGCTTGGTGGTGATCCGGCTGATTTGGGAGTTGAGCAGCAAGCAGTTTCAATCCAAAGTCAGCCACAAGTCGCCGCCCCTAAAGATTGGCGGCAATACAGTAACAGAAAAACAATTAATAAAATTAATGAAAGAGAATCAAGATATTTAAGGCGGTAAGCATGTTGCTTGAATCTTGGGAACAAGACCCAGAATTTGCACAATTAAGCAAAGAAGAAAAGAAAAATATTCTCGTCAATTATTTTGATTCTGAAATGGCAGACGATGAATTTAGGTCTTTGTCGATAAAAGATCAAGACGAAATAAAGGTTAATTTTCTTCAATCGGAGGGGATCAGGCCGGACCTTACGTTTTCTCGGGTGATAAAACAAGCAGCGGCAGAAGCGGCTCAAGGACTTGGGAATATCGTCAGATACATGAAGGCGGCAGAGGATCGCGCAAGTTTTGACGAAGTTGTTGAAAAAGATCCGTACATGATGTCGTTGGTAAAAAAGTCCACACCCGAAGAAATTGAGCAATACCGACTTGATTATGAAAAGCGCCAAGCTAACATCAAGCGCGGCATGGAGGGTTTTGTAGAAAAAATGCCGGAACCCAAGCCTGGGAGTTCCGGTATTATCGAGGACGCAGCAAGGGGGATGGCGCAGTTCTTACCGGCTATGGGTATATCTGCCCTGAGTCCGATGGCTGGTGTTGTAGTTACATTTTCAACTCTTGGCGGTTCAAAGTTTAAAGAATTTAAAGATCAAGGAATTGATGACGATACCGCTTTTGTTGCAGCAACACTATCCGCAGCAGCTCAAACCCCGATAGAATTTCTTGGCAACCTGTTTCAGATAAATAGTCTGAAACATTTTGCAAAGCCATTTTTTAAGGGTGCTGTTAATAATAAAGCCATTAAATTCTTATGGACAATGGCAAAGAACGCAGGAGCCGAGGGATTAGAGGAATATTTGCAACAATATCCAGACGAGCTCTCGAATCTCTATGCTGCGAATCCAGACGCATCTCCGCAGGAAATATGGGACGAGTTTAAGAGAAGATTCCCAGAAATAAGAAAATCGGCCTATGAAGCTGCCAAAGTTGGCGCTGTTGGTGGTGCCATGCTTGCGGGTATAGGCGGGGTCATAACCGCCCCTGCTCAACTTGGCAAATACCGGATACAACAAAAAGAAGAACAAGTAACAGAAGAAACTCCCGAAACAAAGGGAATCCCGCAACAGGTTTACGAAGACCTCTCATCCGGTAAAATCACCGAAACAGAACTCAGAAATCAAATCTCATCTCTCGAAAAAGACGACGACCTTAGACCCGTTCTTGAAGAAGGTCTTAATAAATATATAAAGGAACAACCTACAAAAGAGAAAAAATTAACACCCGAAGATCGCCAGAAAATCATTGAGCGTGAAATGGGTAAGGAAGAAGGTGAGCAAGTTGCCGAAACAATACGAGGCGATGAGGGACAAGTTCAAGAAAGAGGGATTGAGCGACAAGGCCGCGAAGAAGAAGGCCGCGAGGATTTACAACGCCCTGGCGAAGAAGAAAGGGTTGCCCCCGGTTACGAGGAAGCACAAGAAGAACGCATTGAGGAGCCACAAGTAGAAGAACAACAGCCAAAGGTACGCCCATTCCGTGAAGAAGTTGCCGAGCCTCTACGGGCCGGTGAAAAGCGTGTTCCGTTCTCCGAGAAGTCCATACCGGATCTTAAAAAGAGCCGAAAGAAGTTGCGAAACCTTGTCAAGAGCTACCGCCAAGAGGGTATGACCGAGGACGCCGAGAAAGCCGAGAAAGCGATTGCCGAGGTTGACAGGGTTATTAAGGAGAAGTCTGCGCCAGAAACCGGCAGAAAACCATCTCAAGACGATTTGGCTAATCTTCTTATCAACAAGGGCTTAATGCGTGCTCAAGATAAGGGTAAGAAGCAATACGCATATACTTTCAGAAAGGCGATACCGAATAATAAATGGCTGTCTTATAAAGAAATATTTGATAGGTTATGGAAACCTGGGAAGGATGCAGGTGGGGCTCTTACAAGAACCCTGCAAGAATGGGCAAATAACGGGATCCTTGAAAGGCGCTGGTTAAAAGATGGTGATACCGTATATGCTTGGAAGGGAACAGAACCGACAAAAGAAACATTTACTGAATCAGAAATTGATAAATTATATGAGCAACCATCAAAGCCCGAAGTAACCGAGCAAACCGCCAAACCGAAGGCTAAGCAGAAAGCTTTAAAGCCTAAACCTAAATTCAGAAAAGAACAACGTGTATCCGTTCGTGAGGGAACAGGTGAAATAGGTAACATGACTTATTTCCCGACAGGATGGAGATATGACATACATCTTGATTCGGGTGATATAATAAATGGTGAAAATGAGTCTGTAATAAGGCCAATTATAGAACCGGGAACCAAACCCGAGGCAAAACCCGAAGCAAAGCCATACCGCAAACCCATCCGGCGCGAACCCAAAGGGCTCGAAGATGTCAAAAATCTCCGTGCCGCCATCTTGAAACTCGGCCAGATTAAACAGCTTAATATGACCGGTGAGGTCAGAAAAATGGGCATGCAATCAAGGATGATGTTTAGTCAGAAAAAAGGAATGCCCTACGACCGTGCCGAGCAAATGCTAAAAGACGCCGGGTGGCTTGACCGGAACGAATCCATATTCGAAGTCCTGCGTGATCCCGCCAACTTGAAGCGCGGCCGGCTGACCCGCGACATCGGAGAGAAGGCAAAAGAGGAGCTGACCCCGGAGGACATCGAACTCAAAAAACAAATGGAGCATGAGTCCGAGGCGCCGCCTGAAGGTGAATATACTGAAATAAGAGCGGAAGATTTACCAGAAGGAAAGGAATTTATCGGAATAACCCCGGATGGCAAATGGGATCAGTGGCATATTACCGAGAAAGATTCGTTTGGCGTTACCTTGCGCGATGGCACGACGATTGAGTTAAAGCCCGGGGATAAGGTTCAAGTTCTAAAAAGTGAGGTTGAAAATAGATCCCAATCTGAAATTAAAAAATGGACTAAAATTTTAAATCGTCCCAATAGCGATGGTGAAAATAGGTTAAGAAGATATCTTGCATCTTTAGCACTTGGTAGAAATTTTAGGGAAAAAGTTAATGATTATTATGAACGCAGAGGATTAACTAATTTCATAAATTGGGCATATGATCGTTTAAATATTGAAAAAGAAGATTTTGAAGAAGCCTCAAAACGTATTATTCCAGAAACGGCAATCAGGAAAGAAACCGGCGAGAAAGTAACAATAAAAAGAAAGCCGAAACAAATTGAAAAGCGTGAACTTAAAATATCCGATGTGCCTTCTGACCTGATGGTGAACATATCCGCAACGAGAGAAACAACTGGAGAGGTTGTAAAAATAAGGGTGAACGCGAGAAAGGCACTTCAGGAAACAGAAGGTAAACTCGAAGAATACTATAACCTAAAGGCTTGTTTATGAGAACATTATCAGAGCAGAGCATAAAGAAACTTCGAAAAGACGGTGCTCTTATTTATAATGAACAGGGCAGAAAGGTAAAGCCGATCCTAAAAACAGTTGAACCTCAGAAGAAGGATGAAGCCGCAGCGTCGTTGGGTTTTATAAAGAAAGCGCTCCTATCTCTCGTACAGGTTTTGCACGAACGACTTTCCGGCATACAGGAACAGAACAAAAAAATAACGGCTATGCTGTCTGATAGGGACAAAAAATCATGGAGGTTTAGGGTTGTAAGAGGAAAAGACGGGACTATCCGTGAGGTTATAGCCAGTAAATAGAGGGATGACAAGCAACAATCGCATGAAGATTGAGCTTGAAATAGACGATAAATATGCGGATACGAACCTCTATTTAATGTGGGGGATGGTCCCGATTGCAAGAAGGCTTTTTACCAAGCAATACTGGGAAATCAAAAGCGGATTTTGCAGTAAGTGCGGAAAATGTTGCAGGCGTATAACCGACGAAAAGCGCTTTCCGTTTGCGAGTGAAAATGGCTGTATTTATCTAAACGAATATAACCAATGCTCTTTGACAATTTTTAGACCTGTTGGGTGTTCCATCTCGGACTCTCCGATTGAGTCTTGTACTTTGGAATGGGTGAAGTATGACGACCTATTATAGTGTTGTAACGGGTTCGAGGATACTTAATTCTTCCAGGGTAGACCAGTCCGGTTCTGATAATGCTGCGGTAACAAACTGGCCGAGGCGCAATGATTTTATCCTTGCAGTTCATATTGACGATAATAGCAAGGATGCTGCCGCAAGCACATATAAACTTCAATGGGAAAGAACCGATAACCCCGGTTTTACTGACCTTGCGGCAACCGGGGAGCTAAACTATACTGTTGGCGGCGCAACCGCTTTATCCAATGGTACGGCATGTTCTTACGCAAGTGGAGATTGGCGATGTACGGATAAGCAGGGATCGGGTTTTACGGCCATAGACGGTACGGAAAGAGAGGATTCGAACGCGACTGTTGCATTTGACGGTTCCGATGACGATGAAACCGAAATGCAATGGGCGATAAACACCGATGATGCCCTTGTAGACAAGACGTATGCTTTTCAGCTAATTGATACCGCAAATGGGGATGCTGTAAAAGCAGTTGCGGTAACAATTTCAATAATTGGTGGCCCTTCTGAGTCTGCAAGCGAATCACCATCCGAAAGTCCGTCAGAAAGCCCGTCTGAATCTCCTTCATTAAGCCCGAGCGCAAGTGAGAGTCCTTCAGAAAGTCCGAGTTTAAGTCCAAGCGCGAGTGAATCACCGAGCGAAAGCCCGAGTGAATCCCCATCTGAAAGTCCAAGCGAATCACCATCAGAATCACCGTCAGAAAGTGCATCGGAATCACCTTCTGAATCACCTTCGGAAAGTCCAAGTGAATCTCCATCAGAATCACCGTCAGAAAGCGCATCGGAATCGCCGTCAGAATCACCGTCGGAATCACCAAGCCCTTCTCCAAGCGAACCGTTTGACGGGCATCTATTTGAAGACAGAGACACCTATGTAGAATGGACAGAAACAGGCGCTTTTGAGTTTCATCCTACACCAACGGAAGCGATTGAAAGTGCATCAGAATCTCCAAGCGAGAGCCCCTCAGAGAGTCCATCTGAAAGTCCGAGTTTATCTCCGAGTGCGTCTGAGTCGCCATCTGAAAGTGCGTCTGAAAGCCCCTCAGAATCACCATCATTATCTCCATCTGCCAGTGAATCACCGTCTGAATCTGCCAGCGAGTCACCATCCGAGAGCCCGAGTGAAAGTCCGTCAGAATCACCAAGTTTAAGCCCGAGCGCGTCTGAGTCACCGTCGGAATCCCCATCTGAAAGTCCAAGCGAGAGTCCGTCACTTTCTCCAAGTGCGTCTGAGTCACCATCTGAAAGTCCAAGCGAGAGCCCATCCGAATCACCGAGTTTAAGTCCCTCGGCATCCGAATCACCTTCTGAAAGTGCAAGCGAGAGTCCGAGCGAATCACCGAGTTTGAGCCCTTCTGCATCAGAAAGTCCATCTGAATCGGCCTCTGAATCTCCAAGTGAGAGTCCGTCACTTTCGCCAAGCGCGAGTGAGTCTCCATCAGAGTCACCCTCCGAATCACCATCGGAGAGTCCGTCGTTATCTCCAAGTGCAAGTGAGAGCCCAAGTGAAAGCGCTTCGGAGTCACCGTCAGAGTCACCATCTCTATCCCCGAGCGCATCGGAGTCTCCGAGTGAGTCGGCTTCTGAGAGCCCGTCAGAATCTCCATCATTAAGTCCGAGCGCCTCGGAATCACCGAGTGAGAGCCCAAGTGAGTCACCCTCGGAATCGCCCTCTCTTAGTCCATCGGCAAGCGAAAGTCCGTCAGAGAGTGCGTCGGAATCACCAAGTTTAAGTCCTTCTGCTTCTGAAAGTCCGTCAGAGAGTGCTTCCGAGAGCCCATCTGAAAGTGCGTCATTATCACCAAGCGCATCTGAGTCACCGTCCGAAAGTGCTTCGGAATCACCATCAGAGAGCCCGAGTCTATCACCGAGCGCTTCAGAGTCACCAAGCGAATCAGCCAGTGAATCACCGTCCGAAAGTCCGAGCCTGTCACCGAGCGCAAGTGAATCACCAAGTGAGTCACCGTCTGAGTCACCTTCAGAGTCGCCATCACTTTCTCCATCAGCGAGCGAATCCCCTTCAGAGTCGCCGTCGTTATCACCATCTGCGTCGGAAAGCCCATCGGAGAGTCCATCGGAATCACCGTCTGAGAGTCCAAGTTTATCTCCGAGTGCTTCAGAATCCCCTTCGGAATCACCGAGCGAGTCACCATCGGAGAGTCCAAGTTTATCACCAAGTGCATCTGAATCGCCAAGTGAGTCACCATCGGAATCTCCAAGCGAATCTCCGTCATTATCGCCTTCTGCATCTGAGTCACCGTCTGAATCACCATCAGAAAGTCCGTCTGAATCTCCATCATTATCACCAAGTGCAAGTGAATCGCCGTCTGAAAGTCCCAGTGAATCTGCGTCTTTATCTCCATCTGCTTCAGAGAGTCCAAGTGAAAGCCCATCGGAGAGTCCATCATTATCACCAAGTGCAAGTGAGTCACCGTCCGAGTCACCATCTGAGAGTCCGTCACTTAGTCCAAGTGCTTCTGAGTCCCCATCGGAATCTCCATCATTATCACCAAGTGCATCTGAGTCTCCGTCCGAGAGTCCTTCACCAAGTCCTTCAGCGGGAGTTTCAGAAAGTCCGTCAGAATCTCCGTCTGAGTCTCCATCAGAATCACCAAGTCTAAGCCCGAGTGCTTCAGAATCTCCATCGGAAAGTCCATCTGAGAGCCCCTCCGAATCACCATCATTATCACCGAGCGCGTCCGAGAGTCCAAGTGAATCACCATCGGAGTCTCCCTCAGAGTCACCAAGTTTAAGCCCAAGCGCTTCAGAGAGTCCATCGGAAAGCCCATCAGAGTCTCCATCTGAAAGCCCTAGCCTAAGTCCAAGCGCGTCAGAATCGCCATCGGAATCTCCAAGTGAATCACCATCTGAGAGTCCAAGTTTATCTCCGAGTGCATCTGAATCGCCAAGTGAATCGCCATCTGAGTCTCCATCCGAATCACCGTCATTATCCCCATCTGCGTCAGAGTCACCGAGTGAATCACCGAGCGAAAGCCCATCGGAGAGTCCGTCATTATCGCCATCAGCAAGTGAATCGCCATCTGAGTCACCATCAGAATCACCGTCTGAATCTCCGTCATTGTCACCAAGTGCTTCTGAAAGCCCGAGCGAATCACTGAGCGAAAGTCCATCTGAGAGCCCATCTGAATCACCATCTCTTTCTCCGTCGGCGTCAGAATCGCCTTCTGAATCACCAAGTGAGAGTCCGAGCGAATCTCCATCTGAGTCTCCTTCACCAAGTCCAAGTGGAGAAGTGATATGGACGGATACCACCGATGTTCTTTTTCATGATGGAGATGTTGGATCACCAGCAATATTTACACCAAAAGGAACTATTACACCAAGCCCATCCGAGTCGCCATCCGAGTCACCATCTTTATCACCATCTTCGAGTGAGAGTCCATCGGAGTCACCAAGTTTAAGTCCGAGTGCATCGGAATCACCGTCGGAGTCTCCTTCTGAATCACCAAGTGAGAGTCTGTCTGAGTCACCGAGTCTTAGTCCGTCTGCGTCAGAATCACCGTCAGAGTCACCATCTGAATCACCATCTGAAAGTCCATCGGAAAGCCCGAGCGAATCCCCATCAGAATCTCCAAGTGAAAGTCCATCGTTATCACCATCTGCGAGTGAAAGTCCCAGTGAGTCACCATCGGAAAGTCCGTCTGAGTCACCATCTGAGTCACCATCCGAATCACCGTCCCCTTCTCCGGGTGCGCCGATAGAAGGTACAGTAGCTTGGGGGCAAGTAACCGGAGTGGAAGAAGATTATGCAAGAACATTTGTGGATAATTGGAGTGGGTCTGGTCAAATAAGTGGGACCGGAGATACCGAGCAGATAATACTTGATAGTGGTGAATACATGGAGAGTGAGATTGTTCACATTGGAGTTAATCAAGTTCAAATTTTAATTGATAAATATAGAACTGGATCGGGTTCGTCCCCAACGATAAAGTATAAAGATGGTGATACTGAAGAAAACTGTGATTTGGATACATGGAATACTTATACGGGTCCATTTTCGTCATCTGGATATAACCGTATACGAGTAGAAAATTAAGTTATGGCCGCAACGGTAATCACATCAGCGACGAATCAAGTACGGGCAAATGCCGAGAGCACCGGCATTACTGTAACACATGGATTCTCGCTTTCCAATGGTGACGTTCTTTACGCTTTTTTGGCGCAAGGTGATGATCCAGGAACCGTATGGGCGAGTTCTTCTGGCGGCACATGGACTTCAATTTTCTTTAGTTCCTCATCTGTCGGAAACGATAGAGTATTAGGCGTTTTGCGCCGGGTCGTAACCGATGCCGGGAGTGAACCAAGCACTTATACTTTTACTCTAACCGGAAACAACGCGGTTGACAACCTCGCGGCAGTTGTAGTTCAGGTTCGTGGGGCAAATACTTCTACACCAGAAGATGCTACACCAACAAGCGGCTTGGGTCCAAATGACTTTACCCCAGCTTCAACTACAATAGATACGTCTACCAATAACGCCCTGATTCTTCCCGCCCATCTTGCATCTACCGCTTACGGTTATGCTATAGGAAAAACTGCTGGGCCTCCAAATGGCGGCGGGTATTCAATAGTTAATTCAGCATTATATGATGATGAGGTCGAAAACTACGGTTTATTCTTAGAAGTTGCTAAACTCGAAAGCAGCGGGGCGGCAGGGACAAAAGACCCGGGAACCTGGACGGGAACTCCAGATGATGGAACGTCTGAATGGGATGTTGTTACTATTGCAGTTAGATCCACATCTGGATCGTCAGAATCGCCTTCAGAATCACCATCTGAAAGTCCCTCCGAGAGTCCATCTGAATCACCATCCGAATCACCATCGTTATCCCCGAGTGCCTCTGAATCACCATCCGAATCACCATCGTTATCCCCGAGTGCCTCTGAATCACCATCCGAATCACCATCAGAGAGTCCATCAGAATCGCCGTCTGAGTCTCCATCAGAAAGTCCGTCGGAGAGTCCTTCAGAATCTCTATCAGAGTCACCATCTGAGAGTCCAAGTTTAAGCCCATCAGCGAGTGAGAGTCCAAGCGAGTCACCGTCAGAATCGCCATCTGAAAGTCCGTCAGAAAGTCCATCGGAGTCGCCGTCTGAAAGTCCGTCTGAGAGTCCATCCGAATCTCCATCCGAGAGTCCAAGTGAGTCATCGTCTGAATCTCCATCAGAATCTCCGAGTGAGTCACCGTCGGAATCTCCGTCTGAGTCTTCATCTTTATCTCCATCTGCAAGTGAGTCACCGTCAGAGAGTCCCTCTGAAAGCCAGAGTGAGAGTCCATCGGAGTCACCAAGTTTAAGTCCAAGTGCATCAGAATCACCATCGGAGTCCCCTTCCGAATCACCGAGCCCATCTCCAAGTGTTCCGTTTGATGGAAATCTATTTGAGGATAGGGACACCGATTATAAGTGGACTGAAACGAGTGCGTTTGAATTTCACCCAACGCCAACAGAATCTCCAAGTGAATCACCGTCTGAAAGTCCATCTGAGAGTCCATCGGAATCACCATCCTTATCTCCATCGGCAAGTGAAAGCCCATCAGAGTCGCCAAGTGAATCTCCATCCGAATCTCCAAGTGAAAGTCCATCCTTATCTCCAAGCGCAAGTGAGTCACCGTCTGAATCACCATCTGAATCACCATCTGAGTCACCAAGTTTAAGTCCATCAGCAAGTGAGTCACCGTCTGAGTCACCGTCTGAATCTCCAAGTGAGTCACCATCTGAGAGTCCAAGTTTAAGCCCAAGTGCATCAGAGTCACCATCGGAATCGCCGTCAGAATCTCCTTCAGAATCACCGTCAGAAAGTCCATCTTTGTCTCCGTCGGCGTCAGAATCCCCATCAGAATCTCCAAGTGAAAGTCCATCACCAAGCCCAAGTGGAGGAGTAACATGGATAGATACTACTGGTGTTACTTTTCATGATGGAGATGTTGGATCACCAGCAATATTTACACCAAAAGATGGTATTACACCAAGTCCGAGTGAATCACCATCGGAGTCCCCATCCTTATCGCCCAGTGCGTCAGAAAGTCCAAGCGAATCGCCAAGTCTAAGCCCATCTGTGAGTGAATCACCATCAGAGAGTCCAAGTGAGTCACCGTCAGAATCACCGTCGGAGTCTCCTTCTTTATCTCCATCGGCAAGTGAATCACCGTCTGAGTCACCAAGTGAAAGTCCATCACCAAGCCCATCGGGGGCTGAACAAATAGTTATAGAAGATATTGTTTTTAATTTAATAGTTTCTTCGGAAAGTCCGTCTGAGTCACCATCTGAGTCTCCGTCTGAAAGCCCAAGCGAATCTCCGTCATTATCGCCTTCTGCATCTGAGTCACCGTCTGAGTCACCATCTGAGAGTCCAAGTTTATCTCCGAGTGCATCTGAATCGCCAAGTGAATCGCCATCGGAATCTCCAAGTGAATCACCGTCTTTATCCCCTTCTGCATCGGAAAGCCCGAGTGAGTCTCCATCTTTAAGTCCGTCTGCAAGTGAGTCACCGTCTGAATCTCCATCTTTATCTCCATCGGCTTCTGAAAGCCCATCAGCAAGTGAATCGCCGTCTGAGTCACCGTCAGCGAGTCCAAGTCCATCAGAGGAAATTCAAGAAGGGTATGAAACTGAAACAGGGGGGGGAAGATACGGAATATTAAAAGGTGGGGTCGTTTGGCCGGAATCACCATATGAGCGTTTACTTAAAAAGATTAGAAAAGAGGATGAGGAAATTCTAAAAATCATAAAAGCAATAGCAGAATCGGGGATATTAGATTGAATATAACAATTACTGGAAGCCGGGGATTTATAGGTTCAAACATTGTTGGTTTTTTACAGAAACCATATCGCGAAATAGATCATACTTTAGGCACTGATTGCCGTGAATTATTCGGGCAAACAGGGACTTTGATTCATCTGGCGGCATCAATTTCAGAAGGTGAGTCTTATATGAATCCCAGGAAATATATCAACAATAATATAGGCTCTCTTGCGAAGATATTATCAGACAACAAGTTTGATAATGTAATATTTGCATCTTCATCTGCTGTTTACGATATAAATGGGAGATTAGAACCAAGATCAATATATGGTGTTACTAAACTTGCTGGAGAACATATTATTAAAAACTATGCGCCTAATTATTGGATATTAAGAATCACAAATCCGTTTGGTCCAAATGATAAAAAGTCTGTATTTGCTAAATTGGCCGAATGTAAAAAACTTAATCGTATATTTACAATTTATAATAACACTTCAATCGAAAAGGATTTTTTTCACG